ACAATGGGATAGTAGTTCCGTCTCTCTTCCTCGACTTTCTTATGAATTAAATTTAAGAACGCCTTATGGTCATCCTCTTTCTATCTTCCAATCTTTAATTGTGCCAGTGTTATGTCTTATTGCAGGAACCGCTCCACTCTCACGTGGACGTAATGCGTTAGGTTCACCTTTCTATTGTGAGGTTTATGATAAGGGGGCATGGCAAGTGAAGATGGGTTGTATTGGTTCTCTCTCCATTACACGAGGTGTCGGTAATGTCCCTTGGTCAAGAGATAGACAACCCCTTGGTATTGATGTTTCGTTCGAAATCCTCGATATGTCAACCACGATGTCTGTCCCTATTATGGCAAGACAAACGGTGACCGATTTACTTTCTGATGTTATCACACCCGGTAAGGTAGCTGATGATATTTCGGTTGGGTCAGATACACCGATTGATGATTATCTTTTTGCCTTATCGGGAATGGGATTAGTTGAGCAACTCTACAATACAAATCGAATGTCAAGAGCATGGGGTAAATATGTTCGTGGATGGCAGACAGCGATTTCGAAAGAATCGATGATGAGTGATATCTTTAACCATAGTCCACTCTCCATTTTCCAAATCTTCTATAAAGGAACAATGAGAACCTAGTTAAATCTAAAATCTATTGTTTTTTGATAATCACATTATCTAGGTGGATAGAGGAATCTATCATTATTTTTCAAGTAAATTATTACTTGACCAGAAGATGTCATGTAGAAACACTACACGACTTATTTTAACTTTTAATTAAAAGAGGAATGACAAATGTCAGAATTAAAACCAGTTGTACAAGAAGCACTTGATTTAGTGAAAGGTAAAGTGACCGTTGAAAATGGGACTTTCAAATTAGCCGAAGGCACTGAAGACGCAGTGATGAAACCTTTCTTAGAAAAAGAAGGTCTTACTGAGAAACAATTCGTAGCTGTTCAAGACCATGTTTCTGCAGTCGGTGCAGCGATTGCGATTGAAGCGGCGGAAGTGGCTGCAGATGCTTTCAAGAAAGATAAAGGTTTAGAGACTTTATCTGGTGAAGTGAAAGTGGGTCGTACCACCGTTTCTTACGGCGTGACACGTAAACGCACTTATCCGAATCCAGCAGATAAAGCGAACCCTATCACTAAATACGGTGTTGTAGATGTAGACTACGATACAAAACACGTCATGTCTAAGAAAACAGTCAACAAACACGTAGCTCGTTTCTACGAAGGTTTGTCTGATTAATTATTAATCATTGATGGATAGATAGGTAGCATAAGCAGGAGGGTAGTCGGACGACTACCCTCTCTTTTAATTTTATTTTTTTTTTTGGTAAAGAATCATGAGTTTAGAAATTCGTTCTGTTCCTAATAAGGAAATCATTATCCCTTTCATCTCTGAAGAGAACTTCGCTTATTTAAAATCCATCCCTGAAGAGAAGGTTAAAGAGGAAGCGAAGATTAACGCCCGTGTGGGTAACTTCGTTGCATTAAAATCATTGCTTCAAGAAGTAGGGGTTCCTTCTTTCTTATCTGATTTAGATTTTCCAGAGTTTGATAAAGAAGATGAAGTATTCAAGCAATGGATTATTGATAATAAAGTCATTATGCCATTCACGAAAGAGTACCATCCACAAACAGGTGTACTCCAGTGGAAAGCTCGCATGATTCATCCTGAATACGCAATTGACATCTACGGTGAACGTCTTTCTGACCTATTCGTAAAACAGATGTATTTCCAATATCGTCAAACCTTCCTGGTTTCTGGTCAAAAGGAAATCGTCTTCATTGATCGTTGGTTAGTCGCAAATAGTTACGAAGACTTCGAAACCATGCAGAAGGCTCTAGAAGCGTTTCAGGCACGTGTTGAGAAGTTCGGTGAACAAACAGATGGCTTAGAAGAGAAAATCGCTGAGAAGCTCAATGAGAGCGTTCCTGAAGCATAATTAAAGGTAGGCGTTGTATGACTGAGACGTTAATCACAGCAATGGTGAGAGACCACTATGACATTGGTTTAAAATTTCGCCCGTCTCTTGAGTACAGAAAAAAGTGGGAGGCGTATTACAAGAGTTTAGCATCTGGTAAAAATAGACATTTTTACCGAACAAGACCTCTTGTTATTTTGCCTCTTAATATTATTGGTTATTCTGCGTTAACAAATCATGAACGATTCCTTATTCACTCTGCTTGGCGATTTAGAAGTAAGAATACTTTCTAATAAGATGAAAAAGAAAGATAAACAACGTTGTCGAAAGGAGCTTCAGGAACTCTTAGATAAGTCAACGAAATCGGAGGAGAGAAAATGCTAAAAGAGTTTATATTTTGTACAGTGGTTATTATGATGCTGATGTCTTTGGCAGTTATTTCGTGCCAAAGACGTAATGAGTGGTCATTACTGGCGTTAAGTTATATTTGCTTACCGTTTGTAATCCTTAATACGTTTTATCTTTATAGTGTCATTTATGAACTCTTAATCAGTCTAAATGAAAGTATTACTGCCGAATTGAAATTCTTACTGTGGTCAGTTATTTTCATTCCTTCTATTGGCGGCTACGCTCTCTTTGTCAGTGAGTTGGGTTCTTTAAATCGAAGATTAAGAAAAAGAGAGGGGTAACCCTCTCTCTTTTTTTTTTTTCATTTATTTTTGACATTGGAAATTGAGAAAAACAAAGAGATAGAGTAAAGTTAGTTCAAAAGCAATAAGGGAAGTCATTTTTTTCTTCTTGTTTTAATGGATGGGAGGGTCATAAAGGGAGGCTTTCGCCTCCCAATATGGTTTTGGATTAGTTACCTGATGGTAAACCTGAAGGGAATGCTGAGCCGCCTTTCTTGAGGGCGTCAACGTTCTCATCTTTTGCCAAGACAGCAATTTGTTCAAAGAAACCAGCTTTGTTAAGGTCATCACCATTACGTGCTTCTGGACGTGCTGTTGCTTTCGCCGCTTTCACGTAAGTATCCATTGCACCTTGATAATCGTCACCAATGAAGGCACGACGTGATGATGGATTTAGACCATAACGACCTGCAGAGTTCAAGACTTGTTGAGCAAAGTAGTCAACCCCTTCACCCACTTGTTGAACACCCGTGAATTTCACACTGATTTCGAGTTTCTCACCGGCTGCGGTTAAGTCTTTACGACCTGTCACATCACCGGCGTTGTCAGGTTTCATGTCAGTGATTAACCAAGCTTTATTGATGGTGCGGAAGTACTCATCTGGTTCAAAGAAGAGCATAGTTGCACCATTAAAGTCTGGTGTATAGCTGATCGCCATCGGGTTCTCTTGGAAAGAACGGAACTGAACTAAACCAGGAATTTGTGTTTCTGGTGTACCTAAGCACAACGTAATCCAACCTTCAAAGAAACGGTTGATTGGCATCCCTTTACGCTCTGTCCATTTCATGGTCACTTCAGAACGTTCACGAGTTACACGTGCCATTTCTTCTTGTTGTTCAGTTGCACCTAAGTTAGTTTGTGCCCATTCCACTTTAACAGATTTGTTTAAACCATCAAAGGTTTCGCAAGCCGTTTCAACCAATACTTTTAATGAAGTTACCCACATGTCAGTATTTGGTAAGAAACCGAATGCACGTGGTGCTTCTAAAAGGAGACACCACGTTTGACGAGATACGTAAGCAGCATTCGCTGCCATCGTACGCAAGTCTAATGATAAACCATTTTGGCCAGCGGCAGTCAAGTCTATCATTTGACGAGTTGAACCCATCGCATAAGCTTGACCATTGGTGAGCATGGCTTGCTCACCCATCAACGTTTGCTTGTTACGCAAAATGTTGTCATATTTTTCGTGAGACATTAGCTAACCTCCCCAATACGGTGTGTTACCAAAGTGTTGCGAGCCACAGTACGCATGTTCGGTAATTCCACATCAACGTAACAAGTCCAAGACCAACCACGATCAAGATCTTGTTTAGTTAGTGTCGTACGTGGTGTAACAATAACACGACCATCAAAACGATCACGACATTTTTCAGCAATGAGTGCATCTGAGCGTGCAACGAATTGTTCATTCGTGTAACGTGCTGTCCCTGTCAACTCCGTCCATACTTCAAAACAGATGTAGTTGATTTCACACACGATTTGTAAGTTGATATCTGAGTTTAATACAGAAGTATCATCTTTATACGCGGTTTGTACGGCTGGACAGAACGGTACATTACGACGTTTATTTTGGAACCATACACCACCCTCAGCCCACATTTGTTCACGTAATGAACCGAATACCGCTAAGTCATCTAAGTCTTTTAATAAAGAAACGACGTTATTTGGTGATTCGTCATAGTGTAAACCAGTTGTGAAACGAGTTTGTGTTGAACCCATATAGCGAGAACGCATTTCTTGGATTTCGATAGTAGATGGTACATCACGTGTCCAGTCAGAATTCATCAAACGACCAATGTTTGTTGGGAAGACACAACGCATGACAGAGGTACCAAAAATTGTAGATTCTGGGTAGTTCTCTGCACGAAGCGAAAGTTGTTTTAAGTAAGCCAATTTAGACTTCATTGAACGGGCTTCTGCTAAGGCGTTACGGTCACGTTTTGTGATGATGTCGTGTGGAGACATGGTCAAGTTCACATCTGGTCGAATACCTAAGATACGGAACATTGACATTTTTGTTTCCATAGTGTAACCGACGTCGTAGAAACAACGAACTGGGTATTGTGCCATGTCTTCAATTTTGTACGATTCGGATGAAGAACCCATTTTGTTAAAGACATTACGAACGTCTTTATCGAACTGTTCGTCAGAGAGCACACCGTCATTACCCCCTAACGCGAAGATACGGTTAGAGCGTGAAGGGAAGAACATCGCTTCACCATTCGTAAACGGCGTTGTTGACCAGTCTACCTCATACGCTTCGTATTCAACCCCTTCATGGTCGAAACCAGAAATGAAGTTGATTAAGTGCGCTGCTTCTGCAGCTGATTTCACACCCTGCGTATGAACGTCACGTGCAATCGCTTTTAAACGTGGGTTGACTTTGATTTCGGCTTCGTAGATTTGTTCTACGATTTCGTTAATCGTGTCGTGGTAAACGTGAATCGCATTAAATGGACCATAAGTCGGTGCACGGTTAGCAACTGGGTCTAAGTTACGATATTGGTCTAACAACATCGTATCGATGAATAAGTCACTGTTACCGTTTTGTTTATCAAACGCCCCTTCTTTAAATGAGAAGGTGGTATAGTTTTCACCGTAGTTGTTTGCAATCACGGTTGGGGTACTATAAGGGTTTGCACGTTCGTAGAACTCAATACGGTACAAGTATGATAATTGGTCACGAATCGTTTTCTCATTGATACCACCGATACCTTGTGTGGTTGGTGCGTAAAGTGAGAAACCTAAGTTGTTCCCTTGGGAGCCGAACCAGGTTGCTTCGAATTCCATAATTGGATATTCGGTTTTATTGTCAACTTGACGTTTACTTTGACCACCAAGTCGTTCAACGTGTCGATAAACCCATTGTGCTTTATAAGCAACTGGAATACTTTCTTTAGATTCATCTCGCACACGATACTCTACGGATAAACCGTTGTTATCGGTACGAATTGTTTTCGGTAGACCCGTTTGATCCACCTCTTCGTTTGTTTGAAGTGCCAATGCCAAGTCACCTAACCAAGAGGCATCTAACTCTTTTGTTTCATCAGTTGTTTCTCGTAGACCTGGCGTACGTTTAAGACGTTTATACGGTTTTTTGTTTTCTTGTTTTTCGATTAACAAGAATAAACCCACACGTGCAGTCGCGTTGTTTAGACGGTCTGCATCCGTTTCGCCTGTTAAGTTACCCGGTACAAGACGCTGAATTAACATTGGGTTAGCGTTGGCTTGCAGACGACGAATGAAAGGTAAAGAAGGCGTTGCATATTTACTACGTGCATCAAGGAACTTGTCGCCGTAAGTATTGATAAGTTCTTGACCGACCAATAATTGAGGCTCAGTTGGACCTTTTTCTGCGTAGATAAAGTGCATTGGGGTATGGATAGCACGAGCGGCATCCGTTAAACCCGGTACACGACCACTATTATCTTTTGTCCCTGTAAACCACGCCATAGGTGCTGCGTTAGCAGGTTCTCTAAAAAGATTCATTTAGGAGCTCCTATGTTAAATGATTTCTTTAACTTAGTTATTAAATTTAATAACCAAAATATAAAATTTTGGTATGGTGCGAGGTATCTAACGCGATTAAATACCCACCACAGATAATAAATGTTTTTTTCCACATGGCCATGGGAATTGTAATTATGATTAAAAGTGCATATGAGACTCTTTTATTAAAGGGTCGTAAGATGGAAAAGATTGAGTCTCAAGTGAGACAAGCGATTATCCAAGGAGAAATCCGAAGTAGTAATGAACTAAATGGAACGACCTTTTACTTCATTACAAATAAGGTAGATGTTGATCCTTTTAACTATCCACTTATTTTTGAGATGGATGGGCGAGGTCGTTGTATTGCTGCAGATATGCGTACCCATCTAAGAGGAATTGAAATTGAGGGGAGTTCGAACGAAATCCAGATAAGACGAGGAACATCAGCTGCTCAACTCGGAAATGCTGCTATTCTGAATGCGATTTGGTTGGATGATGTTCAGAAGTTGAAACTCTTCTCCCCCCTTCCACTCATTCTTTACGCATCGTGGATTAGTGAATCCATTACACGTAAGTTAGGATTAGATCCAGCAACTCAACTCTACTTGACAACACTTTTTGGTTGGTTCTACTATACGCGTTTTGAGATGAAAGATCCCATTTCCATTGCGAAGCAGAAATTTTCTATTCAGTTTGTTCGAGCATTAAAACTAAGTGATGCGATTGTCGATGATGTCATGAAGCGAGTCGGTGAAGCAAAATTCGAAGATCTCTATAGTCTTGTGAAGTTCATTCAGCAAGATAACATGAATGTTCGTCTGGATAAACTCCAACTTAAAGATATTTATGCGTTACTTCAGGTGGGTTGGTTCGGTGGACCGAATGCACGTGAACAAGTTGATGTCTCTGTTGAGTTTCCACCGGTCTTTATTGCGATGGTATTTGAAGCGGTGACAAATAGAAGTTATTCTCGTTCACCATTAGCTCAGATTTATCAGCGTTACACACGTAGTTTCCCAGTCGATGAATTTGAACGAGATTTCAATATCTTGCTAAGGGGTTAAGATGTCTCAAGGATATTTAACGAATTATGCTCTTCGTTCAATTTGGTGTTCTCCGTTTGAGGATGAACAATCGATTATTGAACTGAAGCGAATCACACCGATTAACGGTGCGAATAAGGAAGTGAAAGTCTTCCAGGAGAAATTTAGTTTACCGGACAAGTTAGACTTTTTCCACGTTTACATGATAGGTGGTAACCATCCCGTTCAGTTGACTTTCCCTTATCGGACAGGAGAATGGATTAAGCTTTCAGATTGGTGTATGGTTAGCCAACTCGTGGCTTATCTTTACACCGATAAAGGAATTCTCTTCCCACTCTCACAAACCTATGTGTTACGTGAAGATGATGAAAACTTCCTTATTGCGATCCGTATTTCGGATAAACTTCCAGACTTAAATGTTGAGAGACCTTATCTACATCTCTATCACAATCAATATTGGACAGTGGATGTTCGTCAAAAACTCAACGAACAAATTGTTGCATTGGGTGCAGAAGTAAGACAGCGTGAAGAGATACGATTGGTACAAGCAAAAATTTCAGAGTACCAGAAAAAGGGTTTTGTTCCTCATGTCTTCTTTAATGGTAAGTTAGTTGAAGATTATCGTATTAGTGAAGACAAAGATGATGTTCAAGAGATGATGGTGGATGGTTCTATTTATAAAGAGTTTTTCTTTAACGTATCTCATCTTCCTCATTTCCAATCAAAGATAGATAAAGAGAAGAAATATCTTCTTCATCTTCCGAAGAATGAATCTGGTCGTAACGATATTTACTACCGAGATGACATCACCCTCTTCTTAACAAAGATACCAGAGTTTAATGCGGAAGCACCAACGAAGTCAAAAATTGTCGATAGTCGATATTATCATCGTAATCGAGAAGACTCACTTCGAATGGTGACGCATCAGGATTACAGCATTCCTGTTGATTATGTCACCGCTCTTATTCGAAGTACGAGTGAGGTTATTGATTTAGATAAGTGGTACATTCGAATGGTGGTAAGACATGGAGGCGTTAATCGTCAACTAATCAATGAGAAACATCATATTCGTGAACTTTATCGTTTAGAAGATAAGGATATCGTGAATGCCATGGTGGGAACTCAAGCGACCGTTGATGTATGGCGTGTAGAGAACTTAGAGACTTCGATGTATACTTATCTCATGCGTGCTTATCGTCACGAAATTACGGATGAAAAAACCATTCAAGCACTAGGGTACGTAGGTGCAGCGAGAGTTCTTGCGAATCCATGTATTTCAATTACGCGTAATCCAAACGGAGACTACTTTCATTTACCTGTTGGTCTCGTTGCTTCCTGTATGGTTTATGAGTATGATAGAACAGGTAAGTTGGTTGGTTATCATCAACATCAGGGCAGTGTGCGTTATGTCGCTAAAAATAAAAATACGATCTTTATTGAAGCGATTGCTGGACACGGCTCAACGAAACCAGATATCCGCGTGAACCCAACAGGGAATATGAATCTTTTCCCTTTAAGTCAGTACCGTGCCTATGCGGCACCATTGGATAAAGATGGCGTTGTGACGACATTTAGAGACGTCACCCAGGAAGGACAATATTTCCATCGGACTGAGGATAATCAGGGAATACCGAAGTTTGATAAGAATAAGGAATCTCTTGTTGTCATGGGAGATGGTCATTGGTTGGCTTACGATTATGAGATTGATGCCAAAGATGGTGTTTTCGATTTTTCACTTGTTTCAGGTGAAAGTCAAACTCCGATTCTTGTTCCTTACGGTAAGATTGATCTTTGGATGAACGGCTATTCATTAGTGGAAGGTATTGACTACTACGTGAAGTTCCCATTGATTGCCGTGGTAACGAAGCGTTATATCGATAGAGAGAAAGAGAAACAAACGATTACGGTTCGTGCAACTGGGTTCTGTAATAAACAGATGAAACGTTTCGTGCCGAGAGAAGTGGGTTTCATCACTTATGGAAAAATCTCATGTGATAACCACTATGATCTTCACGATGAAAATATTTCTCGAATCAATGTTGCGGGAGCGATTATCGACCCACGTGTACTGGCATTCGATAAACGGACAGGCGAAGCTTCAGTGAAACCGTTCCAGGATGCATTACCGTTCTCCGTTGAGGATTACTACATTCCACTTCGTGGTTTTACAGGGATTGACCTTTATAAGGAGTTCGAAGAAGATAAGGTTCGTTCTGAACAAATTTCTGATTATCTTACGAAGTATCTTCCTAATACCGAGAAACAGAAAAATCCTAACATCCCGAAAGAGTATCAAGTCTACTCACCACTGATGTCAAGAATTGTCTCTGATATCCAAGCAGGTCGTCTAGTCATTGGACGTCTTAATGCGAAAGACCGTATGGCTGTGGAACGAATTGTAAACAAATACAAACGTTACCTGGAAGTTGATCCCGCTTATCTGGGGTTTGACTATGACTACGTGACGGTCCATCCGACCGTAGAAGATAGACAGATTACGGTCGAGTATCGTGTTTACGATTTCCTTGATGCAGTGAACCGTCTTTATTTTGAAAATGCGATTAACTTGAATCATTGGTTCAAAGTAACCGCGAAACCAAGAGGATAACCTATGGCAGGAAATATTAACCAAAGTCGTACTGTAGATCGTGTGACAGTTCGTGACCGTGCATTAATAGGCGGTAATGAAGATATAAATTGGAAGATTTGGAATATCAATGACATTTACCGAGGTAACCAATCTGAACGCGAACTCCATCATGTTCAGGTAGGTGACATGGTTGTCGATTTGACAGGCGGAGTAGAACGCCGTTATTATGTAAAATCGATCGATGACGCGACACGTGTACCCGAGCTTGTTTTACTTCGTCAACTCAAAGAAGATACGAATACGATTCAAGTTGAGATGAAGGGGGTAGGTCCTGGACAAGCCTCTGAGACTTGGCGTTGCTTCTACGACGATACGATTGAACCTCACTCTTTACGTGTGGACGGCAAAGTTTATTGTCATGGTTCCTTAGCGACACATTGTAAAATCTTTTTGGGTGTAGAGACTGACAAGTACAACGGAAAAGTGATTTCTCAGTATCGAGATAACAACAGCAACAATGTAAGTGAGAACATCCCACTCGAACTTATTGGTTGGCGTGATAATATTGCGATTAAAGCCCCTATGATGGGTTTTACAACTCATAAACTCCAAGATGGAGAAGTCGTTACTTTAGTGACTTATTCAGCCGATGGAGTTGTCTTCCAACAAGATCGTTTGATTGTGGTCAATACCGCCGATGTAAGACGTTCAGAAGTAGGTAAACGTTTTGTTGAATCGATTGAGATGGTGACGCCATTCCTTTCTGAGGTTGACGATAGAGAAGTGCTATTCCCAATCAACATGGATAAAGAAGCTGTCTTTATCATGTGTAAGGTGAATTACAGTGACGGAACTTCTAAGACGCTTGCAGTTGATGGAGGGCGTGTACAACTTCATGGATGGGACGCTTATGTACCCTCTGTATTAGGGGCAGCTTCTCCACTGGTATTACAATACCAACTCGCGGAGAATGAAGAATCCACTCAAGCACTTCGTGGTACGAATCGTTTTATCACCGAAAGTTACGTAGCAAGAACGAAAGAGGTGGATGGTGCTTACTCTGTAAGACTTTCTGTTATCCCTAACTGGAATGGTGCAGAATGGGAACTCAACTATCGTTTACATAACCTCGATAGAGATATTTCGTACGATGTTACCGACCTTGTTGAGGCAGCAAGTAACTCAGTGCCGTTCCAACCTCGTAAGTTTGGTACGATGCAACGTGTGGTTGTTGCACTTCAACTCGATAAAGTAAATAGTGCATTTGCTCGTTTCCGTCATGTTCAAGCATTTGATATCTCCTTAATGGGTTCGGCAGCAATCGATAATTCACCGTTCTATATTAGTTATCATACCGGACAAGATCCTTACTATGGTCAAGATATTAAATTGGTGAAATCTCAGGTGGGAGAAAGACATTACGTCAACATCAGTTGTGGTGCCTCAACACTTGAAGACTGGTTGGATAAAACGTTCTATCGAACTGAACCAATGTTTAATAAATTCGCAGAGACGGAAGCACCAAAACCAACTCACTTCATGTTACTTGTTCCTGGCACGATTTCAAATGATGTTCATTACCCAATTGAGAAATGGCGAGGTCAATATGAAACGGAAGTTGAACTTCCTTCAAATCGTGTGGTTGAAGTTCAATGGATTCGAAAAGACGGTGATGTGATTTACTATCTCTCTTCGTCACCAATGGTTGTGAAGGAAAGTTAATTATGACGATACTCTATAAAGAAGACTGGGAAAAGTATCCGACTGCTATTGCTGATTTCGATACGACCAATACATCCTTCGTAGAGTACTGTTCAATTTTAAAGTCAATGGGGGTGGAGAACTATCTCTTCCCTCTTGCTTTATTACAACCTGAACTGAAAGGGGTCAATCCTTATGACCCCAATCTCGATGAAGAAACAATTGGTAAAATCTGGCTTGAGTGCTATTATAACTTTTGGTACTTCCTTAGGGAAGTATGTATGTTCCCTGCGACAACGGGTAGTGAACACAATAAAGTAAGGGCGAATCGCTCCATTGTTGGATTGTGTTGGGTACTGATGAATAACATCGACGCGTTTTGGTTGCAACCTCGTCAGACAGGTAAATCGGCGGCTGCGGATGCGATAACAATTTGGTTAACGATGATTCGCTCAGAGGGAGCAACACACTTCTTAGTGACAAAGGATAATGGACTTTTAGCGAAGAATATTGCCTCACTTAAGAAGATGAGGGATATCCTTCCTTCGTATTTTTATATCCGTTCAAGAAAGGATAAGGATACAGAACTGTATTTTAACTACGCTGAATTGGAGAACGAGGTCGTTGGAAAGGGGGGTCAGAAAGATCCAGATAGTGCTGAGAAAGTAGGACGTGGTCTTCGTTTTGCGACGTGTCAGAATGACGAACAGCCATTCTGTCCATATGCGGACATTTATGTTCCTGCAATGACTTCTGCGATGGACGCATCAAGAAAAGAAGCGATTAAGAAAGGATTACCAAATTTCTTCTTAACGACGACAACGGCCGGCGATTTAACAAACCGTTCCGGAAAGTATTCTTTTGCGTTATACAACTCAGGTGCAACGTTTACTGAACAGATGTACGACTGTAAAGACAGAGCTGATTTAATTGAGCTTGTTAAACGAAATCGTCGTGGTAAAGCCATGTTGATCTCAGCCTGTTTCACGCACCGTATGTTAGGTATCTCTGATGAAGAGTTCTGGGAATTGATTACGAAAGTACCTTCCACGCCAGACCAGATTGACCGAGACTATTTCTTAGTCTGGACATCAGGTGGTCAATATTCCGTACTCCCTCCAAATGTTCAAAAGGGAATACAACAATCTGAACGAGAACCAGATTATCTTGAGATTACTGAAACTGGCTACATGATTAAGTGGTACATTCTTGAAGAAGATATCCAACATGTCATGAATAGTCAAGATGTGATTATCTCTTCGGATACGTCTGAACAAGTAGGACGAGATGCAACAACCTTTATTCTAAGAAGTACACAATCCCTTTCAACATTAGCCACACTTCAAGTGACAAACGCTAACTTGGTTGTGACAGCTGAATGGTTAACGAAGTTCATGATGAAGTACCCGCGTACAACACTCATCATGGAACGTAAGTCAACTGGAAGTATGTTCATTGATACCTTACTGTTGGTTTTCCTTAAAAACCAAATTAATCCATTTAGACGGATTTACAATCAGTTTGTTCAATTTCCTGAACGTTATCCTGATCAATATCGAACTGTTAGAAATTCGACGTTTATGAGCGAAAGATTCGTCAATGAGAATCGTAAGTACTTTGGGTTTTCACAGAGCGGTAACACACGTAACATCCTTTATTCGACGGTTCTTCAGACGGCAGCAAAACAAGCTCAACATGTTATTTTCGATAAACATCTTTCTGGTGAGTTAAGAGGATTAGTGATTCGTGATGGTCGTGTTGACCATACATCAGATTCTCATGATGATTTGGTGATGGGTTGGCTACTTTCTCATTGGTTCTTGATGTTGGGAGCAAATCTCGATATTTACGGTATTGATACCCGTAAACTATTGATGGCAGTTTCAGAGGATGGTCGTCAGTTTAATGAAGATGACTTAATCGATAATGAAAGGATCGATGAGATTCAAGAGGAAATCAATCAGCTAACTGATTTAATTCGATCTTGTCGACATGTTGGTTTACAGCTGAAATATCGTCAACGTCTTGATAAACTTAATGAGGAGTTAGAATCCTATGGCGTAGAGACTGTAAACGTTCAATCGATTACAGAGGAGGTGAAAGAACACACCTATGCTCGTTTGAACAACTATGGCCTTCGTCATCGTGGATTTTAATTAACCTTTGCGCAGAGGATTAAACTATGAAAGCAATTCTTGAGGCCGGGATTACCTGGCTCAAAAATAAACTTTATCAGAAGACGGCCGATGTACTTGCAGAAACGGTGAAGAAATCGGTTGAGGAATCAATCATTAGCAAGATTGAACCTGTCCGAGAGAAAGTGACAACACCTATTGATTCGCTCTCTAAAGCACACGATAGAATCACTGAAACCTTCAAAGAGAAGCAAGCTGAAGCAGAAACACTCGCTGAAAAGGGGAGATGGCTAAGTGAAGCTTTGAATAAGGAAGAAGATGGTAACCATTCTTCATCAGATTCTTCAAACCAACCTGATTTCAACGCAACAGAACCAACGAAAGCACATTTCGATGTAAAGCTTTATGATGCCGTAGAGGATGTCGAATACGATAAACGTATTGTGGTTGAACACCGTGTTGAACGTCGCCATCCTTCTGTTGTTGTGATATTAAGTGTTGAAGAGAAAGCTCGTTCTACACGTAATCATAAACCAGATCGCAATCTCGTTGATGACCGTTCACCTAATTTACCTCAGGCGATTCGTACGTATTATGAGTTATCTGGTATTCAGGTCAAAGAGATTTATCATCTCCACCTACCTGGTACAAAGGTACAAACGGTTTAAACTATTTGAGGAGGGCGTGAGTCCTCCTTTTATTTTTGTTTTAATGGAGGATTTATGAAATCATTTAAGGAAGTTGTACGTTTTATCAAATTCGCTGCTGTCAATAAAGAAAGTTTTCAAATTGATGATATTGATAAGTTACTACTCGTGTTAGCGATGTCTTTTAAGAATAAAGACATGAAAGAAATGTTTATTCGATTTTTAATGAATAGCGTCAAAGAGAAAACGTTACTTTACAGGAAAGTACGGAGAGCATTTCGTAATGAACTAGAAAGACCGAGAGAGAAATATCACTTCGTTGGTCTATATGGGACAAAGGGCAATGGAGAGGAAGAATTCGAAAGAATTAAAAGCATTATTTATCGATATGGTCAGTTTGAAAGTATCCTTATTCAACGAGAAGATGACATGTGGTTATAACAAAAGAAAGAGGACTCCCTAGGGAGTCCTCTTATGACGTTACTGCAGCAAACTAGAATCTATTCACTATTCAAAACCACATTATCCAGATGAGTAGAGACTTTACTCTTTAAAAGTCTCACTACTCGTGCTCTAACACGAGTGTGATTTATCTAGCTCATAAGGATGTACCCATGAAAGGTATTGAATTATCGTCTATTGATCAAGCTGTGAAAATAGTTGAAATCTTTTCACAGCCAGTATGGTTGGAGAATGCAAAAGATCCTGAAGGATTGGTTGCAGAACTTCAATCTATCAAAAGATGGGCAGAATTAACCTCTGGACTAAAATATTCAGAGTTAGTTAAGACTGTCCATTAAATTATTAAAAGAGGTGTTTTTTCACCTCTTTTTTTTTTGCTAATCTTGATAATGTTTCATGAATAAAGCACGCAACACAATGTACATCATTAGTCCAACCCGTTCAGAGGTAATCACCATCCGTTTTGTCTTAGGGTTGTAAGTGTGAATCATTTTATCCACTTTCTTACGAGTCTCAACAATTTTCTCGTCATTTGTTTTACCTGACATGAAGTTCTGTCTGATACGTGTTGCAATAATGAAACTATCTCTTATTGAGAGATTCTCTTCCCGCATGAAATCGAACGTATAGTTGATTACATTATCGACAACATCGTGTAGGTACTTGAATTTCTGATTCTCAAAGTTTTGACTGAAGAAAACCAGAACTTGATCAAAAAAATCTTCATCGACAGCTTTCATGCTTGAGATAATGACATCACGAATCTCTTTCTTAATGAACGTCTCTGGACTTCCAGCAATTCGTTGAATATAACGAATGTAAGAGACTTGTTGTCTCGATAAATCTTTAACGACTAAGTCGTCTAGCATTAAAGTAGAAGAAGTAGAGTGAATTCTTGCACCTTCTTCTTTTGCTTCGTAGAACTTATTCATGATAGCGACCATGGATTTATTTAAACGACCTTTTATATCGTTGATCATTTCGATGATTCGTTTGTCATTGTCAAATTTCTGGATAATCTTACCATACACACCACGTTCGTCAATGATGATAGCTGCACGTTTATCTAGCATCACCTTCCATGATTTATCTCTTTTTAGATCGAACTTATTATCGAGGCGGTTATATGTCTCGAGTGCTAAACTCTTATCGGCAAGCGCGAGTCTAAAGTTATTACTGTGTAAAGAAGAAATAAAGCGATATTGAATAATCGCCAATAGTGCTAACTTACATTCAAGTTTTTCTTTCTCTTTTAATAACGTACTATTCTCGACACGATAAATCAGGTAAAGAAACAGTACATTAATCGCTTTACCAGAAATCTCAAATTTCGGATTTACCTCTGGTACAGACAGGTAATCATCGCTCACCTCATCACCATCGACTTCACAAATATCTGACCACCACATATCCGTTTCTTTTGTTGTCCATTTGATATTATAGACACCAACGAGTGGCTCAGCGAAGAAATGAAGATGATCATCGTTCTTTGTTAAAAAATAATGTTGAAAATTCTTTACCTTTTTAACGAATTGGTTGTCAATAGGTAAATCTTTTAAATGGGTGTCGAAAGCTTCTTTAATGGTTTTCATGTTATCCTCTTCTATCGAAATTTAGAACCCACATTATTTAGGTGGGAAGGAGTCTTCTTCCCATCTGTTAACGTTAACTTTAAAGGAGTTCCGAATGGAATTAAGTAAACTTTTAGATGGTTCAAGATCAGACCATGAAGTCATGGCAAGTTTTGAACACTTTATTGAAGATTGGTTCACAAAGACTGACGAGTCTAAACTTGAACCTTTACCAAAAGTTATCTACTTGGGAGAATCATCGAATGAATAAAGATGAATTGAAGATCTATGTAGATGCTTTTAAACAAATGTTGGAAACGACCTTTATTCCACAACATCGTCAAGTGGAGACTTCTCTGAAATTCTTAGAGAAAGGTCGTATCTCTATTCGAGGTAAAGTAACTTATCCAGACTTCGGCGTTGTCGTTGATCTGATTTGTTGTCGAGATAAAAAGGATAGAGATCAGTACCAACAAGAAAACTATCGACTTGCATTCACTCAAGCTGGTAAAACAGAATCAGTCATGAAAGAAGCAAAATCAGATATCCGTGAAACGTTCGGTGAAATCATTGCCGATTTACTTATCGCGGGCATTTACACTATCAAAATTAAAGAGGAATAAAAGATGGAATTCGTGAATAAAGAAACCATTAAAGAAATCGTTAAGGGATTCGATGAATACCTTATTGTTAAACCAGAACTTATTGAAGAAGATAACAACTTCTCTTTCAGACTCCGCGATGCTGATAAACAAACGAAGTTTTATCAACAAACCTTCGTTGAGAATGAGGATGGAGCAGTCGTTAAAGTGATTGTGAAGAATGGCACAAAACTTGACTGGATAAAAGATAAAGACGTCGATGTCTGTCAAGTAAATGTCTTTGATGTTAAACCTTTCCAGAACACAGCCTTAGAGTCCCTCAAATCAAATCTTTATTTTAGTTTGACGGATGAGTTCCAGAAAGCGATGACGTATCACAACGGGAAGTTTTTAACTTATCAGCAGTCAGAAGATAAAGCAGTTGAGAATCGTGCTGCGGAAGTGGTACCACTTATCCGAAACGTGGCAAACTACATCAACAATACAACGGAAGACAAACTGAATACGATTGAGCACATTGTTTTTGTTTATAAAGATGAAGGTTTAACAATCTATTCTAAATGTAGAGACGCACAAGTAGAAGAAAGAACGGTCAGCTATTCTGATAGTTTTCTTTCTGATGTAAGGGGAACGCTCCTTGAGATTCTTAAAGGATCAACTTACTTCCCATCTATCATTGGTCTTCATCAAATGTTTAAGAATGACCTTGGTGACTTTGTTCGCGACGAAGAATTCCCGAGAACTTATAGACGTGAGTTAGCTGGATATGCATTTACCTTTATCGATTCAAGTCGTGCTTTATTGGAGTTTAGAATCGATAATAAAGCAGGTAAGGAAGAAATGGTTTCTTTTGAATATCAGACGAAAGACCTGATAAAACAAACAGATACTTTATTCGATGCATTCAGCGATTTAATAATGAGCCCACTCTTCAGACGTTATCTGAAGATAGCGAATAACGTTAACTGTCTGCAAGAGATTCGTCAGTATGATGAAACATTAAGAGGAGAGAAAGATCTAAAAGAGTTACCTCCTCTTGAAGAAGAAATCTGGACGGATAAGGGACAGGTGCTTCATTGTGGTTATAATGTGTTTAATGACTTCTATATTCTGTTCAATAAACTAAATGATAAGTGCTTTATCCTTCTTGCTTCAATCGAAAATGATCATGTCAACACGATTAGTCATGCGAAAGTGAGCAACTATGAAGAGTTCTTAGAATACGTTGAAGAGTTTAATGACTATTTCGATTTGAAGGATGTTGAAGAACTCGCGAAATCGAAAGGGTTTGAGATTGGGGCTTATAGCCTTGGTTATGGCTTGAAAAACAGAGAAAAAGGAATTAGTGTTGGCATTAATTACTGTAAAGAAATGAGTCAAGATGCGTGGGAAGTTACAATAACGGGTAAAAATTGTCAGGTGTTTACGACCTCTTATTTCATTTATAGTCAATTACTTCCTTTAGGTGAAGTTGTCCGCCGTCTCCTTGATAGTGATAAACTTATTGAGATTGCAGAGCTGAATGAGAAAGCAAGTGAAGGCTTTAAGTTTATCTTAGGAGGAAAGAAAACAGATAAAGTGGAAGTGAAAGAAGTTGATGAAACTGTTGTTTCTGTGAAAGAGTAACCATATAAGAGGGAATTCTCCCTCTTATTTTTTTAATGAGGTGTAATATGTACTTAAGTGAAGTAGTGAGAAAAGTGGCGGATGAGTTACTTAAAAGATTACCTTTTGAATTCGATGTTGAAGAGAAAGGTATCTCAAGTCCTTATCTTGGAAAAAGAAAAGAAATTCGTACCGAGTGTTGTGGTGACGAGCTAGACGAGGACACGCTTATTCGTATTTATGGGACGAAATGGTTAGAACCCAATAAAAGTGGGCATATCCTAGAGTTTTCGTTAAGGAGTTGGGAGACGAATGTTGAAGATTATCAGGACGGGCAGTTTGGTTTTGGTTTCTGTCGTGCACATGTCTTCTCATCAACCGATAAAGATAAAGACGGCAACGAGAAAACTTTCTGGTTTGTAGAACCCCTCGATAGTAGCTATGTCTCAATTTCGTTTGAACTGTTGAATAAATTGTCGGTCGGGGAGAAAACCGTTGAGGAGGTTGTTGATACGATCGACATAGATAAGTATTCTAGTGGTAATGTCGAGAGAAATAAAAACTATTGGACAGATTTCTCTTCTTGTGATAAGATGATGAATGGTGGTTCTTATTATGAATATATCAAACTGTTATTTGGAGGAAAGGACGTCAGCTGTAGTGAAGTGGATGGACGGATCTATTGTTTCGATAGAGAAACTTTAACGAAGTTATGTCAAATACCTGCAGAACTTGTTGATAACTTAAACGACATGACTGGTTTCCTTTCTTATTTAGAGAAGGAAGGATATCCGTTACTTACATTAGTGGATTATTTCAAGAAGGCTTTGAAAGAATTTAATAACTTAGATGATTTCTTTAAAGTCAGAGAAGAGAAAGATGCCATCATTCTTGATTCAAAGCAATCAGAAACGTTAATTAAACAAATTAGCGTATCCACATTGAATGAGAAGAAAGAAGACTGTATTCTTATCAAGAGTGCGTTACCTAATACACGTAAAGAAGAAGAAAATGCCTCTGAACGTGTTGATAAGTTTTCATTTGACATGAGCGACTATAGTAAACGTAGCCAAGCTATGGAAACAGGTTATTATCGCTACATGAGTGATACATTGATATCTATTAGAAATGAAATTTGTGATAGGGAACTCATCTCTGAGAAACACATAAACATCTTTAAAGAAGCCTATGCGGAAGCAATGGATGTGCCCCTAGAGAGTGTAGAAACGAAGTTCTCAGCGGAGAGAAGAAAGCTATTTCTTACTTCGAGTAACTTTATTGTTTCTGCCCCATTAGTTGAGGTGTTTTCGTTCATGCATTGGTTGTCTGACGATGCATTCGCTGTTGAGATAAATGTAACGGGTGGATTTGGTTGTTTTGATGGAGAACGTCGTTTTCTCAGAGTGAGTTCATTAGAAAAAGAATCACTTGTTAGCTTTATTCGAAGTGCGTTTGTCGCTTCTCGTAAAGTCTTACAAGATTTCAAGGATAAACTCGACAGTAAGAACGTTCGATTAAATATGAATGGACGGAGTGTTGAAATTTTTCCAAACTTTGATCAATATGAACGTAGAGGCGAGTTTTATAGCGTTAAAGTACTGACGACGACGAGCGGAGGTTTCTTAGTGGATGTCACTGAGGGTGCTGTCTCAACATCGTTTGTCTTCACAACGATTCGTAAAGAGGTTGATTTATTAGAGTGTGTCATCAGACCACTCTTCAAGATCTGTGAACGAAGTGGTGAACAGAAAGGTAAATTGGTGAAAGAAGTCTTTACTTATCTTCATGATTTCAAAGATACGTTAAATGCTGAGGGAAAACTCGAAGAAGAAGATGATGAGCTTCCTTTCTAAATAAAAATGGAAACTACATTATCTACATGGAGAGGACTCACCCTCTCCATTTTCTCTTCGAATTCTTTGCTGTAATAAGCAGTTACTTAAGACGAATGTTTTTGTGGGTTCAGGCTAAACAAGGAGTATCAATGTTTAGATTCTATTTTAATAATGATGAAGTGGAATTTATTTCCAATACGTTCTACTTCAGCACAGATAAGTTTTGGCTTCAATTGAAAGGGCAAGAACTTATTTTTGCAACAACGATTGATGAACTTATCGAACAAATTCCGGAAGGCCCAAATAAGGAACGCGATAGTATCATCATTAAGAAAGCTTTCAAGCATCAAGAACGCCAATTCATCAATTGGCTAGTCGATGTTCGAGAGGCAATCAAACGTTTCATCGTTTGGGAACAAAAGACGAATTCGACAAGACCTTTTGGACCAGGCTATGTGTTCAATCCTTCTGATCCTAAAAGGGGTAAGAAGAATAATATGCCAGAGAAATCTGGTAAAGCCTAGCGACACGAGACACCGCATGTGCTAATTCGACTTGTAAAAATAACATAAAACGAGAAAGGGTTTCTTTCTCGTTTTATGCCGTAAGTGGCTACTTGATTCACTTATTTCATGTCCAATACTAAACAAGGAGTAAACCATGTTTGGATTTAACAAAGAAACAAAGATATCGGATAAGATATCAAAAAGTTGGGATAAAGTCAGAACTTCTTTTGGGGAGTTTCTACCAACAAGAATGTTCGAGACTGAACCCCAAAGTGACGAGGAGAAACTCTTCACTTTAACAAATATTTATCCTGTTTTACGTTTTATGTGTGTTGGTCTACAGTCCAACATTTTTAAAGAACGCATTCGAACAGGTTCAGACCTCTTGGACTTTTTCGTTGAGCTAAATGAGAAAGTGATTGTCGAAGAACTAAAGTCATGGCGGGAGAAGAACGCTTCCGTTGTGGCGGAAGCGGTTCTTAAGAATGAAGGGTTATTGGGTAAGGGAACAACAGTCGAAGAACTTCGTCGTCATCAGTTAGCGATTAGTTTCTCTAAAGACCCTAACTTACTCATTAAACGAGCTGACGTTCAACCGAAGTTCATGCCAAACTATGTTCGTTCGGCGATTGAAGCAAACTTCGAGGAAGTCTTGAATCTAGAACTGTCTCGCACCAGCGATACCGGCCACAATGCGTAAGGAACGTTGCTTATCGTTCATCACCATGACTTTACGCCATTTTTCTTCTATCATTTGTTCGTAGTTGTCAAAGGCATCCGAGTAACCATCAACAATGTTTTTGAATTGATTGATGTTTACGCCGAATTTAATTTGACCCTCATCAAGGGCAATGCTATATTCGTTATAGATATAACCTTTACAAGCCCATACGCAAAGTTGACCGAATAAAAGATAGTAGGCTGGATTAAGCCAAGTGAGTTCCGGATCGGAATTGACTAAACAACGTAAAGAGAGATTGCTCATCGGCATACTGTCTTCGACGTAAATCGTATTCTCTCCAATCAAATGCACATGTGCAGTTTGATTGAGAGGAAGGGGAGCGTTACCCATCATGATGTCTCTTGCGACGGTCGTGAAAGCATTGACGCCACACGCAGTAACTGCATTCCCCCATGTACCAGGTACACTTCCCGTTGGGATGGCACCCTGTGTACCGTAAGGACTAATTGTAACACTCAGTGGAGAAGTGATACTTCTTCCATTAAGGCGTTCTCTTGGTACTCTTACGACAAATCCAAGACTATCTTGGAGACCAAAATTACTCACGGGTTCCCGTGGTAAATCACCAATAGGAATTAACACTTCCTTAATTCCGAAGTTATTTGTATCTTGCATGACAATACCATCAATGACTTTCTCTCTGATTTGAGCATCAATAGAAGAAGCGTTGAAACGGTAACGTCGGTTATTTTCACTGAGTCTTGGTGAGAAAACGATGTCGAGAATTTCCTTAGGAATCTTCCGACGGATAAAACTCAAGGCATGGTTAATAGCACTTGGCATAATAACTTCCTTAATCTAATTTTAAATCATTGAAGGAATTCAACATGACTGTACAAACAAACGAAACAGAAATCAAAGTATCAGTAAATCCAACAAACACCCCTGTTACAGAGACGGCGACCATGCGTATTTATGGTGTAGGTGGTACTGGTATTAACTTGATTAGTAACTGGATGGCAAAACGTGAAAATGAGAAATTGGCAGGCTACGCAACGATTGATGCGGTGGGTATCGATACTTCTCGTTCTAACTTACTTCCAAATGCACTAGAAGAGCGTTTCTATCACATTGAGGGGTTAGATGGTGGTGGTAAACTACGTAACCTAAATGTACAAACCCTACTACCAGAGATTAAACCGATTCTTTCGAATTTCCAACCGAGAGATGTCAATGTATTGATTGCAAGCGCTGCAGGTGGATCAGGTTCTGTCTTACTTCCGTTACTTTCAAAAGAGTTGATTGCTGCGAACCAAATTACAATCGCAATTCTAGTTCTGACAGATGGTAGTCAAATTGAAACGGAGAATAGCCGTAAGACAATTGCTACATTAGCAAATATGTCTAAACAGCTAAACAAACCATTCGTGGTCCACTTTGTTTCAGAAGAAACACGTGAACGTGCTGACCGTAAGGTACGTGAAATGATTTCAGATTTAGCGATGCTCTTCTCTAATGAACATTTAGAGTTAGACCGTACAGACTTGAAACATTTCATTAATTACAATGTTGTAACTTCAGCAGCACCTTCATTAGCGGCGTTAAACTGCTACGCCTCTTCAGAGCCAAAAACAATGAAGGTAAATGGAGCGATTGCGGTAGCGGAATTACAACCAACCACAGATATTCCAACAGGTATTGTTCATGCGGAGTATAACTGCGTTGGTTATCCACGTAAACAACTTGATTCTCAAAACCTTTCTTATTATTACACGATTACGACAGATGAAATCAACGGCATCGTGAAACAATTAGAAGCGAGAGAAGAAGAGTTTAAAACAATCAGTCAGGGTCGTAAAGTGGTTGATGTGATTCGTGCAGATGACACTGCTACCGATTCTGGTTTAGTCCTTTAATAATAGAGAGCCTCCTAGGAGGCTCTCATTTCACCTCTCTTTCATTTTTCTTTTTTTTTTTGATGTTACCCTAAGGCTAATAAGACAATAGTCTGTACGTGCGATACCGTTCGTTTTATCGCAATCTAACGACCACATTATCTAGACGGAATAGGAAGTAAGTCCTATTTTAAGGAGCATTTATGCACATTTATAAAACTGAAAAGGGAGATATTTGTGAGTTGAGTATGGGAGATAGACTCATCTTTAGACATGGCTCAAATGCAAAAATCTATACCGTTCAACCAAATGAGAAACTATACTTGCTAGGGAAACAAACCCCTAGACCTTATGGAGGTGTTTATGAAATTGAATTTAGCGACCCGTTAATGGATCTGCAATTTGACGAAATGGGTATTATGGCAGATGTTGGTATCGTGATTAATACCAATATCATCAGCACCATACTTGTCTTTGGTTCGTTGGAACATGCAGAAGCGTTTTTAAAAGGGAGCACAAAAGAGGAGTTAGTTCGTGAAACGATCTTTTTACAATCGAAGATCGCAAGGGTACCTGTCGTACAAGTGGATAAAGGACTATGATGTTATCATTACTTGCATGAGTATCTTTGAAGAAGTAAGAACGTTAAAGGCAATCAATTCTTTCACAACGAAAGAGTACGTTGAGTTTGCCATCACTGTTGCGTTGAGGAGCATGGGTTTCATGCTCTCCGATCGTTTAGAAATGATGTCAAGAGAATTTATTAAGGGAATTGACGAAGCTGCTTCGTCCTTAGAGGAATCTCTTTTTGACCATCTCGATACTCGGTTAGAGGTCGTGAATGTTGAAGTTAGACATCGTTACATTTTAGTTATTCATCAATTGAGGCCAAAAGAAGATGGAGTACGACAAACAACCTCCGAAGTTTCAGTTAGTCAAAACAATCGAACCAGTTCGAGAACTCAGCTTTCATCTCAGTCGATTAACAGGTTATGTTTTTGATGCTGAGAGGATTTACCGAGATGGGAAGACAAGAAGGGTGTTGAATGACGCTATCTTCTATGCGGTTTGCCATCATTTATTAAGAGGTAAACGTTATCCGATGATGTTTGAACCTGCAAATGAGTTCTACGTCTGTTGTTTATTCATTTTGAATATCAATGGTTTTGATGAAAATAATGAACTTCTTGATGATGGGGCACTGGAAGAATTACTGGAGGTTATCCAGGAACATTTCAGCTATCTTGATAGAGGAGATAGTTACGATTTGTGGGAGGTGAAACCCACCAATCGAACAATCATCAATATTAAATATAAAGGAGATTATCGAATTGAATTGTTCCACTTTCTGGAATTAGATGTCAATAATCTCGAAGAACGGATGATGGTAGAAATCGATGATAGTCACACTTTGTTTAAAGAATTTAGTCGGAGAGATAGAGCAGCATTGGAAGAGAAAAACCGGTCTCGCGGAGAGTCGAATTTATCTTTTTGATGATGAAGATTATCGATTCGCACTGAAGATGGTCTTTAGAAGACGTTTCGATCTTTTCGATGTTGGTGATTATCTTAGGAATAAATATCGGAATAAACCATATATGTTAAGTCATTACTTTGATTTAAGATGTGAAGTCATTGGTTTATTGATTGAGGAAATTGAGGATGAGCTTGGATGGTTTTATCCGAAGCATGCCATTCCGTATTGCCGATATAAGTTCTATACTGACCAAACACTCCTGGTGGTGAAACTGAATGAAAAGCACTTTCCTTTTAAGGCTTCCTAAATTCCTAAGAAACTATCCACTGCGATGGATGAAAAACGGATTTAGGAACCTTGATGTGACGTCATTCATTGAGTGGGCATTGGCGATTACCGTAGAAGATTTTGAAATGAAACAGGGTGGTGTCGGTTCTTACGACACCACTTATGCCGATTACTTTGATTTTGTGACGCGTAATTTTGCTCATTTGATGTCTGAAGAGAAGTTTGATAAAGAACTTAAGAATAATTGGAATCTCATTGTGAGTTTTGGTTGTGCGTTAAGAGAAGTCCTCGATATGGATGAGATTAACCGTACAATCAATGCAAATCTCGATTTCTATCGAGTCGAATGGTACAATGAGAAGAGTGGTATTTTTGTAATAAAAGTATTGGAGGAAGAATGATTTTACCTTTAAGACTTACAAGAAAGATGAGGGAGAAACTAAAAACAGTCGAACCTTATGTTGGGGAAATGCTTGTGTTGACAGGTGGGTTGATGTATGCCGAGGCTATCGCCCATGATGATGAAAATGCAAAGATTTGGATGTCGGACAATATCGACACGATGTTTGCTGAGGAGTATGAGTACGTTACTGAGGAAATCGAAGACCATGAGATCGATATCATTCGTCAAGGATTCCAGGATGGTTTTGAGATGAGTAAAGAGTTAGGTGAAGAAATCGCGAATACTTATGATTTCAGTATTAAAGGAAGTGATGGGGTGGGGTGGCCACTTGCAGGTATTCGTCTTGTTGATTTTGATGAATCTAAAAACATTATCATTGTAGAGGTGGATTAGACATGAAAAAACACTATGTGATTTCTTTTCATCCGTTGAGAGAACGCCTTGCTGAATTCACACTTATTTATGCAATGAGTGATTTCTTCTCCCCTAACCTTTTCATTGATTGTGTTCTTGAGCGGTTTGTTGAGATGTATCATGGTTCAAGAAAAGGCACACCGGTCGCAGAGTTAACGTGTCGAGACTTAGTCCTGTTTGTCGAGATGTTCGGAGACAACTACGACCCGAAAGGAAATGCTAATGTTGAAGCATTAATTAATGAAATCTACCAACATCGACAAGAGATAGCACAAATGCTGAATAAGATTATGTGGTATTTCTTAGAAGAGACAGACAAACCAGGTGTTGTTATCTCTGACATGGTTAGATATAACTCACGTGGTTTGATTTATGGATTAGAAATGGAGACAAGCGATGATGATGACCGAGTTGATTAGAATGAGGATATCTATTCCGCTTACGGTGAGGGACTGGTTAGAGTCTCGACCTCCCTCTCTTCCGGCGGATACTGCCCTAGAGTACCTTATTGATTTATCTCAACACTTTCCTTTTGAAATAGACTACGACATTGAATCGTTAGTGGAAACTTATAGCGATTTTCTATTAGACGAGGCACGTTTTCATATGACGGAAGAAGAGTTCGAGCACATGAATGAGTATTCTGATTTCTTCAGGGAAATATACTATCCCGCCGCTTCACTCTTTACGGCAATTGGATTAGATAACCTACAACGTAATGATTGGTTAATTCGTTTAAGACTTTCTGTTCTTATGTTAACGAGGGATTATCGAACAGCCATCTTACAGGTTATTGAAAATCTCCTCAGTCATGTAGGTAGTGGTGAGTTTAATTATTTAAGATACGAGGAGGAAAGATGAGTCGTATCGCGATTGTATTGATGCGAGAGGAAATTAAGGAAATTCTCCCGACACTATTCTTCGAAGCAATGCAACGATTTGGGGAACATTACGGCGATGATGTCCCCATTACGGAAATGAACGGGAAACTCACAAAAGAGTTTTGGGAAGTGATGAATGATTACTTTGAAGAACGCTTTATGGAAACCCTTATCGGCGATGTGTCCGACGTGGAGGAGAATGAAAAACTAAAAGCACTGACGGATCATTTGATGGAGGAAGGCTATATCACACCTGAGATGGTGGAAGGGATTAGACTTATCACGAAAAATGGTTTGTTGGTGATTGAAATGATAAAGTGAGGTAACTATGTCAAAACTAATCGGGGATGCAAAATACGGTGACTTAGTCACCTTTACGGTGTACCCTGCACAGATTATCGGAAATGATTTCCAATATGTAAAAGTCATTGGGATTGTAAACGCTCAGGTAGCGGAATCGTTAGGTCTAAATGCTTATACGCTACATCAGCAAGTTTATCCGATTCTTCCTCGTGGAAGCGTTCCGAATAATGCGGATGAGTATGATTTCTTGCTCATTGAAATGCAGAACGGGACAAAGATGGCTATTGGTAAACCGTGGATTGATATCAATACGTTACAAATCCATGTACAGAATAAAGCCACTTTAATTCTGACAAACATTAGTGCGGAAAAGCTTCAGATTGTTCGAGAAGCACTTTCAGCGAATGATGTTCAGATTGTCAGTCTAGAAATTACATCGTAAATAAGAGGAGACCCTAGGGTCTCCTCTTATGTTGTTCCGCTAATTCTATTATTTTTATCCTTCCACATTATCCAGATGAGTAGAGACTTTACTCTTTAAAAGTCTCACTACTTGTGTTGCTGCACAAGTGTGATTAACTCATTTGATTTGGGTATTGAGACGATGTCGAAAGAACAAATTAATAGACTGGCGGTATTTGAGCGAAATAAGCTCAATGCTGAACTTAGAGGGGATTATTTCCTCTCAAGCCAGTATGAAGTAAAAATCCAACAACAGTTGGTAGCGAAAGAAGGTAAGGTAATAGACATTTACTAACCCTTCTTTCTTATAATTATCTTAAGAGGTGAGTATTCACCTCTTTTTTTTT